AACCTGGGTTTCAACATCCAGGTTTTTTGTTTTCCTCTAAACTTTTCATATGGAGAATTACAACGTGCTAGAAGATGAAGAAGACGACCAATTTTTTCCAGACGATGAGCTGGAGGATGAAGATAGTATTCCTGAAGAGGTTGAAGAAGAACTTGATGAGCTTTCTAAAGAGTTTGTAAAAAAACTTGTAGATAAAACAATTACCTTTATGAACGCCCTTGTTGGGCATGAGCTACACCCATATCAAATGCCGCTTGCGCGTCGCATCATTGAGTCCGTAATTATTAACGACGGTGAAGAAATTACAGCACTAGCTGCACGTCAGTCAGGTAAATCAGAAACTATTGCTAATACCGTAGCAACATTGATGGTTCTTTTGCCACGTTTAGCAAAAATGTATCCAGACTTATTGGGTCAGTTTAAAGACGGTATTTGGGTAGGCATGTTTGCTCCTGTTGAAGGTCAGGTAGAAACGCTATTTGGTAGAACTGTTAATAGACTTACTAGTGAGCGTGCACAAGAGATTTTAGGCGACCCAGAGATTGATGATTCCCTTGGAAAAGTCCCTGGAGTTACACGACAGATTAAACTTAAAAACTCAGGTAGTAGCCTCATGATGATGACTGCTAACCCGCGTGCAAAGATTGAGTCCAAGTCCTTCCATCTTATTGTTATTGACGAGTGTCAAGAAGCAGACGATTTTGTAGTATCTAAATCTATCTCTCCTATGTTGGCGTACTACTCAGGAACTATGGTTAAGACTGGTACACCAACAACTTCTAAGAACAATTTTTACCGTTCTATTCAGTTAAATAAGCGCAGACAAACAGCAAGGTCTGTACGTATGAATCATTTTGAGTGGGACTATAAGGATGTTTCTAAGTTCAATGCTAACTACGCAAAGTTCATCAAGAAAGAGATGTTGCGTATTGGTGAGGACTCTGACGAGTTCCAAATGTCGTATAACTGCAAGTGGTTACTAGAACGAGGTATGTTTGTAACCTCAGCTATTATGGATGAGCTGGGCGACACTTCTCAGGAAACCGTTAAGGCTTGGCACCGTTCTCCAGTGGTAGTTGGTATTGACCCAGCCCGTAAGTTAGACTCTACAGTTGTAACAGTTGTCTGGGTAGATTGGGACCGCCCAGATGAGTTTGGATATTTTGACCACAGGGTCCTTAATTGGCTGGAGCTACAAGGTGATGACTGGGAAGACCAATATTTTCAAATTACTAACTTCTTGGGTAATTATGACGTACTTGCTGTTGGCGTTGACGCTAACGGCGTGGGTGATGCGGTTGCACAAAGACTCAAACTCCTCCTCCCACGAGCAGAGGTTCATGCCTTAACTAGTAGCCAACCTGAACAATCTAAACGTTGGAAACACTTAAAAGCACTAATTGACAGGCGAATGATTGGCTGGCCTGCACACGCCAAAACTAGAAGACTGCGCACATGGAAGCGTTTTTACCAACAAATGACAGATTTGGAAACTAAATTTACTGGACCAAACTTTCTTGCCCATGCCCCTGACGAAGCCCATGCCCACGATGATTATGCCGATAGTTTGGCCATAGCCGTATCCCTAACCTTGGATATGACCATGCCTTCTGTAGAGGTCTCTACGTCCCCGTTCTTTTCTAGGTAGTTACCACTTTAGCCTGACTTTACGGCCAATACGTAGGACACTTTTATACGAGGTCCTCAACCCTTTAATAAGGAGTATAAAAATGGCAATTGCCCCAACACCTAAGTTCCCTGAGCGTCCAGGAAATATTTACGACCGTAAAGTTTCCGCAGCGACTCCTGGACAGCGCGGCCCACTTCGTTTTGAAGAAGGCTTAGCAACAGATACAGATATCCCAACACAGTTTACTAACGGCGCTATGCAAGGCTACGAGCCAGCTGCAGGACGCCCTAATCGTAACAAGCCAGTGCACACAAAGACCGCAGAAGAAACAATGCGCGAACGTGCACATGTTGGTTCAGCTGCATGGGTAGAAGCACCACAGAATCTCTCAGAGTTTTCTTCAGGCGCTTTTGCAGACCACGGCGACAACCGCTTCGAACAAGAAGTTCGCAACGGCGCTCGCCAGTACAAGTCTAACCCAGCAGTAGTCGAAGACTAAAAAAGAGTCCGCGCCACCCCTGCACCGTATCTAAGTGCAGGGTTGGCTCTCTTTAAGGATTAACTATGGCACTGATTCAAGGTAAAGAAGTAAAGAAGACGGAAAAGCAGGAACCTGCTAATCCAAAACTTTACAACATGGTTGTTGCGCAGGCTCGCGCCAAATTCACCACTTATCCTTCCCCTGCCGCTGCTCACTGGGTTCGTAGCCGTTACAATCAACTTGGTGGTCAATATGTTAAATCTAAGAAAGAAGTAGACCCTCGTTTTCGCGACTACGCCGCTGAAGAAAAGAAAAAGAAGGAAGACCAACAAAAAAAGAAGGTCACCAAGAAGGTGGGTAAGGGTAATATCAGAGGCGAACGCTTCCGCTAATATAAATAGCGTGGTACCCTTTCCTGGTTGTTTTTAGAAAAAGGTGGATAGTTGAGCGGCATTGATTTTTCTCCCCCAAGTTATAGGGCAGCGTCCTCTGACTTAACTATTTCCATTTCCCCGCTAGGATTGGTGGAGCTTGCAGATGAAGAATTTGAAGTTCATGGTCCGCGTCTTAATCGTTATTCTCTTAACTGGGCTATGTATTTGGGCCACCATTACTCCTATCGCCGCCAGGTTGGCGATGCACAGTTAGTACTTAATTACTACAGAGCATTTACAGACTTTATTATTAACTTTACTTTTGGTAAAGGGGTAAACTTCCGTTCACCAAAAGAAACAGAAGCTATTGTTCCAGACATTCTAGAACGTGTATGGGAAGTAGATAACAACAAGGCAACAGTCCTATGGGAAATGGGTCAGCAGGGAACTGTATCTGGTGACTGCTTTGTAAAGGTTGCATACGAAGAACCTTGGACAGATACTTCAGGATTTCAACATCCAGGTCGTGTTCGTATTCTCCCACTAAACGCGTCGTTCTGTTTTCCAGAGTTTCATCCACATGACCGTGAACGCCTTATACGCTTTAAATTAAAGTATCGTTTTTGGGGCACTTCTCTTGAAGGTACACGTCAAGTGTTTACTTATACTGAAATCCTCACTGATGACATTATTGAGGAGTATATAAATGATGAACTCATTGACTCGCGCCCTAACCCGCTTGGTGTTATTCCCATTGTTCACATTCCAAATGTTCGCGTTAGCGGTTCTCCTTGGGGCCTTGCTGATTGCCATGACGTTATTAATATTAACCGCACTTATAACGAGACTGCTACTGATATCGCTGACATCGTTAATTATCACGCTGCTCCCGTCACAGTCATCATTGGTGCCAAAGCTTCACAATTGGAAAAGGGCGCTAACAAAGTCTGGGGCGGTCTACCAAAAGATGCAAAAGTAGAAAACCTAGAAGGCGGAGCACAAGGACTTAAGGGCGCTATGGAATTCTTAGCTATGCTTAAAAAGTCTATGCACGAAATGATTGGTGTTCCAGAAACAGCACTTGGACAGGCACAGCCTATTTCTAATACATCAGGCGTGGCTTTATCTATTCAGTTCCAGCCTTTGATGAACCGCTACCACCAAAAGATTATTCAATACGCTCGCGGTCTAGAAAGAATTAATGACCTAATTCTTCGCAGTATTGCTATTAAAGAACCAGAGATGATGGTTTGGGACCCAACCCGCAACGTTAAATTAAAGAAGGGCCAGGTAGACAGACTTGACCCACACGACCCTCTAACTTATTTAACCTACGTTCATTTCCCACAACCATTGCCATTAGATAAGCTTATTGCTCTTAACGAAGTTCAATCCATGCTTTCCCTTGGTCTTGAGTCCAAGGAAGGCGCCCTTCGTACTTTGGGAGAAGAGTTCCCAACAGAGAAACTTAACGAAATTCGTCAAGAGCTTCTTGATGACGCTACAGCCGATGGCGCCCTTAAGTTGTTACAGACTCAAATTGAGCAGGAAATTGCAGAGCTTACAGGCACTATGCCTAACCCAGAAACTGGCGGTAAGCCTAGTACCAGAAGAGTACGAAAAGTAAAGCGTTTACGCAGACATTTTCGTATTAAAACGCAAAAATAGAAACAACGTTAGGTCATACGTGCTCTCACATCGGATAACGACCCCTAGAATGTAAAGGATACATATGGAAACAGCACAAGCTAATGCTGAAGCCTTTGCGGCTGAAGCAGGGACAGTTCCAGTCGTAGCTGAGTCGTCAAGCAACTCTGTTGTCGCTGACGCACCTACTACTAAGGCAACTTCCAAGTTTTATACGGAAGATGATTTGGCTAGAGTTCGTAGCCAAGAAAAGGAAAAACTCTATCCTCAGATTGATAAGCTGAAGGAAGAACTCGATGCAATCAAGAAGGAACGTGAAGCTGAACTAGCAGCACGTGCTGCTGAAGCAGAAGCAAAAGCTAAGCAACAGCAGGAAGCTCTTGAGAACGACATGGATGTTCGTTCTTTACTTAAAACTAAGGAACAAGAGTGGCAGGAGCAGTTGGAGCGTGAGCGCCAAGAGCGTGAACGTGCCTTTGCTCTTCTGGAACGCGAAAAGTCTTTTGCTGACCTCCAGAACTACCGCACACAGCGTGTAGATAGCGAACGCGAAAACATTATTCCTGAACTCATTGACCTCATTAGCGGAAATACTCGCGAAGAGATTGATGCATCAGTTGAAGGATTAAAAGAGCGTTCAGCAAGAATTCTTGAATCTGCGCAAAGTGCGATGCAGAACGCAAGGAGAGAAATGACGGGGACAAGGGTAACCACCCCGCCAGCTGGACCACTGGACACACAATCGGACTCACGAAACTTTACGGCTGAAGATATTCAGTCAATGTCGATGAACGAATACGCAAAATACAGAGAACGAATCATGAGCGACGCCGCTCGTGGTAAGTCTCGCGGCTTGTTCGGTTAAACCCAACAAATCCAAAACCAAACTAATAAGGAGTCACAAGTAAATGGCATCTGGTATTACGGGTACTGGCAACCTTGCCGCAGCCCCAACAGCATACTCAGGTACTAACACCCAGCTGACTCAGGCGATTCAGACAATCTGGTCCAAGGAAATCTTGTTCCAGGCTATGCCTATCCTTCGCTTTGAGCAGTTCGCAGTCAAGAAGACTGAACTTGGTGTTGCACCTGGTCTACAGATTAATTTCCTACGCTACAACAACCTCGGCTTCGCTAATAGCCTTGTTGAAGGTGTTCGTATGCAGACAAACGCATTGACTGCACAGCAGTTCTCAATCACAGTAACCGAGCATGGTTATGCTCTTGCTGTGTCAGAACTTCTTCTCAATGCTTCTTTTGATGACGTAATGGCGTCAGCCTCACGTCTACTTGGTCGTAACATGGCTATCTATCTAGACCAGCTATCACGCGACACACTATATGCAGCAACCTCCACCATTTATGGTGAAGACCGCAGCAACCTCTCAGCAGTCAACAACTGGTATGCATACGGCACAACCGCAGCAAACCGTGCAGCTATGACTGGCGCTAGCTACTTGACACCACATACTGTCAAGGATGCAGTTGAGAGCCTATCAACCAAGAACATCCCACGTTTAGGTGAAACCTATGTGGCGTTCGTTCACCCACACCAGAGCCGTAGCCTACGCGATAACCCAGAGTTTATCGAAGTTACCAAGTACGCTGCTCCAGGCAACTTCATGCTTGGCGAAATTGGCCGTCTATATGACTGCGTATTCATTGAGACCACACAGGTTCTTAAGGTCGCAGGCGGTGCTGGTACTAACTACACTGCGGATACAACTGTTGCTAACCCAACAGTAACTCCTGGTGGCGGTTACATCACACCTGCTACAAAGACAGGTAACGGTGGTTCAGACCGCTACGCAGCTATCTTCATTGGAGATAACGCATTTGGACATGCAATCTCTCTTCCAGTCGAACTCCGCGATGGCGGTATTCTTGACTTCGGTCGTGAGCATGCTCTTGCTTGGTACTCAATCTTCGGTCTTGGTCTAATCACTGACCAGTCTGTA